CGTAAACTTCGTATGTCTAATATAGGTAAGAAAGATAGACAGTTGTGGTATTCTTATAATGGCTATAAAGGTGAGGAGCTTATGCCCCACACTAGAATTAAATTTCTTTACGGTCACTTGATTGAAGAAATGATACTAGCACTTACGAAGCTCTCTGGTCANTCTGTTACAGACGAACAGAAACAAGCTGAAGTAGATGGTATCAAAGGTTCTATGGACTGTAAGATTGACGGTGTATTGACAGATGTTAAGTCAGCGTCACCTTATGGCTTTAAGAAATTCAAAGATGGTTCATTAATTAATGATGACCCTTTTGGATATGTAGACCAAATCAAAGGCTATGCTGAGTCTGAAAAGACTACAGATGTAGGTTGGTTAGTTATGGATAAAACTAACGGACATTTAACATATTTAAAGTATGATATGGCTGATGAGTCTCAATGGTACTGGTCTAAGTTAAACTTTTTCTCTATAAAGGAAAGAATTAAAAACATAAAGAAAGTAGTTAAAGCTGAGACACCACCTGAAAGATGTTATGAAACTGTAGCTGATGGCAAGTCAGGAAATATGAAACTTGCAGTAGGTTGTAGTTATTGTGCTTACAAGCACGAGTGTTGGGGCAAAGACCTTAGAACGTTTATTTATTCTACAGGTCCACGTTACCTAACAGAAGTTAAATTTATTCCTTCGGTGTTGGAGGTTGATGCTGATGGCAATAAAATTTCGGAGTAAGCTAGAGAAAGAATGTTCCTTAGCATTAGGTAAGGAATGGAAATATGAACCCTGTCGGATAGCCTATACTATTCGTAAAAACTATACGCCTGATTTTGTAAAAGGCAAGTATCACATAGAAGTTAAAGGGTTCTTTAGGAGCGGGGACAGACAAAAGTATAAATCTATTGCCGAACAGATGCGATTTGAAGGTAAAGAATTAATATTTTTAATGCCTCGCCCTAATTCCAAAGTAGCTAAAGGTAATAAAATTACTTACACTCAATGGTGTGATAAAAATAATATTACTATTTTTTCAACTAAACAAATCAAGGAATTAAAAGAATGGACGAAGATAACATAAATCCTAACCATTACAAAAGAGGCAATATAGAATGTATTGACTTTATTCTAGACCAAGATTTTGATTATCTTACTGCTAGTGTTTGTAAATATATATTTAGGTGGCGTTATAAAAACGGTATAGAAGATTTAAAAAAAGCTAGGTGGTTCTTAGATAAACTTATAGAACACGAAGGAGGACAATATGGCTCTGACGCTGAATGAATTAAAAGAACGAATAGTTCAAGAAGCAATAGACCCTTGTACTCTTTGTGAGGTGCTTGATATAACAACAGAAGATATATTGCACGAGTTTGAAGATAAATTAATAGATAAACGAGAGGAGTTTGATGATGTTGATGACGATACCTACTGAAAATTTTATAGTTCTTATGCTGATATTTTTAATATTAGGTGCTTGGCTTATATGGAGACACGGAGTTAAATGTTATGATAAAGGAATAACAGATGCTATTCTTATGCACAGAAACGGAAGATTACATTACAATACTTATTTAGATGACAATGGCGACAAGATGGTCAATATTGAAATAGACCCAATGGAGGACGAATGAACACATTACCAAACGATTACCAAAACTTTATAGCACTAAGCAGATATGCTCGTTGGCTACCTGAAAAGAAACGTAGAGAGACTTGGAAAGAAACAGTAGCACGTTACTTTGATTTTATGGAAGGACACTTAAAAGAAAACACTAACCAAGAATTAGTACCTAAGACTAGGAAGATACTGGAAGAAGCAGTTCTTAACCTTGAGGTTATGCCTAGTATGAGAGCATTGATGACTGCAGGTCCTGCCTTAGCTAAGAACCACATAGCAGGGTACAACTGTGCTTATTTAAGCGTAGACCATCCTAAAGCATTTGATGAATGTTTGTTTGTCTTAATGCACGGCACAGGCGTAGGCTTTAGTGTTGAACGACAGTTTGTTAATAAACTACCTGAAGTACCTGAAGAAATGATAGATGTAGATGATACTATTGTTGTACAGGATTCTAAAGAAGGGTGGCAGTCTGCGTTTCGTAAATTAATTACATACTTGTATGATGGTGAAATGCCTAAGTGGGATTTTTCTAATGTTAGACCTAAAGGTGCAAGATTAGCTACCTTTGGTGGTCGTGCTAGTGGTCCTGAACCTTTAATTGATTTATTTAATTTTACTACCAACATATTTAAAGATGCTATTGGTCGTAAACTTACTAGCTACGAATGTCATAGAATGATGTGTAAGATTGCAGAAGTAGTTGTAGTAGGGGGTGTGCGTAGGTCAGCACTTATATCTTTATCTAACCTAACTGATGAGCGTATGCGTGGTGCTAAATCAGGTCAATGGTGGTCAGACACACCTGAGATGGCTTTAAGTAATAATAGTGTATGCTACACAGAGAAACCAGACATAGGTATTTTTATGAAAGAATGGACATCTTTATATGAGTCTAAGTCAGGTGAGCGTGGTATCTTTAACAGAGAAGCGGCAGTTAAATTAGTAGAGTCAATAGGTAGGCGTGACCCTAATCACGAGTTTGGTTGTAATCCTTGTAGTGAAATTATATTAAGAGATGGTCAGTTCTGTAACCTAACTGAAGTTGTTGTTAGAGCAGAAGACACACAGAAAGATATACTTCGCAAAGTAAGGTTAGCTAGTATTCTTGGTACGTTCCAAGCATCACTAACAAACATTAAACGTTTACGTCCTAAATGGGTACACAATACAGAAGAAGAGGCGTTACTTGGTGTATCTCTTACTGGTATTATGGATAATGCTTTTATGAGCAATAGTGAAACAGATAGAGGATGGTANGGTAAAAAATCTCTACCTGACTTTCTTGGTGATTTAAAAAAGGAATCAGTAAAAGTAAATAAAGAATGGTCAGAGATGTTAGGAATTAGCCAAGCTACTGCTACTACTGCTATTAAACCTAGTGGTACAGTAAGTCAGCTAGTTGATAGTGCTAGTGGTATACATACTCGACATAGCCAGTATTACATACGCAGAGTAAGGGCAGACCAAAAAGACCCAATTGCTAGGCTTATGGAAGACCAAGGCATACCGTGTGAAGATGATGTAATGAAACCTAATAGCGTAAAAGTATTTGCATTTCCTACAAAAGCCCCTGATGGTGCTGTACTTAGAAATGACAGAAGTGCTATTAAGCAATTGGAGTTATGGCTTACTTATCAAAGATATTATTGTGAGCATAAACCTAGTGTAACCATTAGTGTAAGAGAACACGAATGGATGGATGTAGGTGCGTGGGTATATAAACACTTTGATGAAATGAGTGGTGTCTCTTTTTTACCACACTCAGACCATACTTACCAACAAGCACCATATGAAGAATGTGATTCAACTGTATATGAAGAGTTACTAAGCAAAATGCCTGAGTCAGTAGATTGGGATTTGATTAGTGAATATGAATTAACAGACCAAACAGTTGGTAATAAAACACTTGCTTGTACTGGAAGTATTTGTGAGTTAGTAGACTTGGTTGAAGAAGAAAGAGATGTAGAATGATAGAAACAATAATACTTATTCTAGCATTTCAAATTCTAATAATAAAGTTAGGAGAATAATATGAAAAGATTACTTAAAAGAGCGGTGATATACCTTGCGTTTATATCATCAATGATTTCTGCGGGTTGTTTAATCTACGTTGTTATGTGGTTAGATGCCCTAAGAAAAGGGTGGCTTGTATAGCCTGTGTTTTTACATATAATAAGGGAGTAAAATATGTTACAAAAAATAAAGAATGGTGCTGATGGTGCAATTGACGTTGGCATTAAGTTAATTAGTCTGTCAATTATAATGCAAATTATCTTTGGTCAGAAGGTAGCTTTTTTAACTGGTAATGTTATTGGTTCTATACTTGATATAGTATGGACACTTGGCAATGCAGGATTAGCTGGTCTTATTGCGGCAATTATTATTTGGAGGTTACTCGACAAAGATATTGTTAATGAACTCAAAGACTAAACAAAACAAAACTCGGGGTCTCATTCGAAAGGATGGGACTTCCGCTATTGAAAAAGTTAAACATTTAACAAAATCTAAACCACGCAATTTATGGCGTAAGGATTGGAACAAATGATATATGAATATCAATGTAAAGATTGTAAATTAGAGTTTACTGAAATGCGTAAAATGAAAGAGAGGGAAGACCCTATAGATTGTCCTGCGTGTAGCGGAGAGAGCAAACATATTATAAGCACTCCTATGTTTAGAACCTCGGGTGGAGGACACAACAAAGGTGCAGGTCATAAAGGAGAGTGGAAATGATGAACGAAAAGAAATTAATAGAATTGCTTAATACAAATGAAAACTATAACTTTGTTGCTATGGATGATAAATTTTCTAGGTATGATGCCTTTGATACTAAAAATGGAATTATGTTAGAAATTAAATGTCGTAATAAACATTATGATGATACCATATTAGAAAAGATGAAGTATGATTGGAACAAGGAGTATGCTTTAGAAAATGATTTGTCTTTTATGTATGCAGTTAGTATGCCATACAAAGCAGGACATAAGATTTATTTATTTGACCCTATCATTATGGAAGAAGAAGATGAATATGATTTTAAATGGCACACACGAAAGCTACCCGCACAGACAGAGTTCTCCAGAACTGAGTGGATAGATAAAGAAGTTGGTTATTTGAATGTTGAAGACGCTATAGCGGTATTACAACAGAAGATTAGTCACTAACGACCACCTACTAAACGACTATAATTACGGCTGTAGTTAGACCTAGATGGTTTAGCTGCAGTTTTTTTACGTCCACCTCTACTAGAGCGTCTAGGAGGACCTGAAGATATTTTAGATTTTTTAATACTATTCCTACTAGAGCGTCTAGGAGGACCACTACTCATCATAGGAGGAGGAGATACTACTTCAATTGGTTGTTTAGCTACTGGAGTGTTTACTTGACCTTGTTGTCTTCTAGACTGGTCTGCTAATATTTGATTTTGTCTTTCAACTTCTTTTTCTTTTTTTAACTTATCTAAGTTTAAAGAATTAAGGTCAGGATTATCTTGAACACCTTCTCCTTTATGCAACATTTTAGCACCACCAAATATATTTTGTATATCTGCTGGAGTTATATTTATTTCGGGGGTGTAGCTTTGCTTAGTTCCAAATAGACCACCTGTATTTATACTTTTAAAACCATAAGTATCGCCTTTAAAATCAAACAATGTTCCTGATTTGTCAAAATTAGCTTGTCCTCCAGTCTCAGGAACACTAAAGCCAGCCGCTCCTAATGTATTTTGATAAGCAGCATTAGGGCTAGAATAACCAGCACCTGCATTAAGTCCTTGTCCAAAACCTTTACCTTGTGTGTTAGGATTGCTCCAAGTAGCCGCAGGGTCATAATCTGTATAACCTATTTGATTACCTCTTGTTTCTCCAGTCTCTCTCATCCTATCCATCATTATATTTTTTAAATATTCTTTCTGTTCATAGGTTTCAATTTGACCAGCATCAGCTCCTAATAATCCTTTACCTAACATCATACCTTGAGTTGCTAGATTACCTACTTTGTTTAAAGGTATGTTGTTTTTTGTCATACCATCAAAGATATTTCTAGCAGAATCAGACGCTATCTGACCAAAGCTTTTAGCACCATCTATTAAGAAGTTAGTAGCCATTATTGTTCTCTGTAAGCATCAGTATTAGTTGCCATACCTCCTGACATTCCTACAAGTGTGCTTCCTGGAGTTGGTCCTTTAGATGGAATTTTTCCTATTTGTTGAATTAATTGTTCAGCTTTTCTTTTTATTGCTGGCTCTGCTATTCTATTGGCTACTTGACCTACACCAAGAGACAACATAAATAATGGATTTTGAAAAACAGTAGAAAAAGCTAAAGATGTAAGAAGAGACTGAACAGAAACCTTTAATCCTGCTGCTCTCTGAATTGCTCTTTCCGCTATATTTCCTTTTAAAAATGATTCCATTAATTGTATTTCTTTAGGGTCAAAATATTTTATAGCTTTAGAGTCATTTAAAATATTTGCTACAGCTTGTTTATACATCTCAACATTAGATTTCTTAGGGTCTGCTAATTTATTTCTTCTTGACTTTTGGAACGCTTGGTCTAATTTCTCTACTTTCTTAAAAAGAGTATTAGCTATTCTTGCAGCCTCTATTTCAGGAAAACTTCCTGCTTTAGTTGCTATTTGATTATCTACAATATCCATCATTTCTACTAATACATTTTGTTCAGGATTTTTTGAATATAATTTAGATAGTGCTTGTTTTACTTTATCCATTTGAGTTAAACTATAATTATTTGTGTTTGCTTTTAAAGCCTTAAATATATTTAAAGCAGCATTAACTGCTGTATCTTTAGAAGCCGTGTGGTGTCCTTCAATAGCAATTTTATTTGCAGCAGCATACATAGCATTAAAATCTTTATTATCAAACACATTAAAAGATGTTTTAACTGTGTCGTATGCTGTGTTTTTTAATTCTTTTAATGTAGTAACTGATGGACTTTGATTGTTAGTTTTTTTAAATAAATTAAATAATTTTTCTTTTCCTTTACCAACCAAAGGAATTGCTTTATGAAAACCTAATCCAAATAAAGAAGTAGTAACTCCCATCTGTAAAGAATCTTTAGTAATTTCTAAAGCAGTTTTTTCGTCTGTAGTTCCTGCACCATAAACTAAACCTGCTGTACCACTAGCTGAAATTACTTTTGTTCCAGCTTTTGCTTTTTCAGATAATTTTTTAGCTGCTGCTAATTCTTTTAAAAGTTTAGGTGCTTTTAAAACTCCAGCCGGACTTAAAAAAGCTCCTCCAATTTCATATGATAAAGCCTCTATAGGTTTGTTAGTTCTAAATTCTTTTATCTTATCTCTTTCAGAGTCTCTATATGAAGTATATAATTGATTAAAAGATTGTTCATTAGAATTTCCAGTAACTACATCTCCAATAGCTCCCATAGCTCCTTGTATTTCATCTCCCCAACCATAAGTTTGACCTTGAAAAGTCATTCTAGCTTTATCATCTAAACTAGATTGCCATACTTCAGGTATAGGTCTATTTGTAGGTTCAAAATTATCTCCCATAGCAATTTCAAAAACTGCATTAAAATCTTCATCATTTAAACCTACACTATCTGCCCAAACTCCTAAAGGCATTGCTTCTTCTAAAGTATTTGCATCTTCTTTTTGTTTTTCCCACATTCTATAAGCAAATTCTCCGTTAGAAAAATCTGAGTAAGATACACCTGCTAATGTTTTACCATTAGGAGTATTTTTTATTTTGTAAAAATCAGTTTCCATTTTTATCCTTTAAAATGCTGGTTTGCTTTCTTCTACTAAAGTTACAATTGCCTCACCATTAGCTCCTGTTGTAACTTCATATTTACTATCAAGTTGTAAATCTTTTATTTCTTCTGAGCCATCAGCACTCATAAGTTTAATCATATTTTTATAATGTTTTTGAACCTTTTTAAGATTTGTTTCAAACTGTTCAGGACTTTGATTTAAACTTAAACTTGCTAATGATTTTTGTAGTGCTGCTAATTCTATATTAGAAACTTGTCCTAAAGCACCGCCTGTAGGAGAAGCGTCTCTCATAGCTTGTAATTTATCAAAACCTAAGTTTGCTATAATCGGTGCAATAGCTTCGTCCATATTTGCTCTTGGAGTTCCGGGAACATTTGTAAGAGCATAGGCTTTAGCAGCGGTACTAAATATTGAATCCACACCTATGTCCATAGGTCCAATTTTAGTTGTAGTTGTTCTATTGTTGTATAAATCAAAAACATCGTCAATGTTTTCAAGAACTAAACTAGCGTTTGTTATTTGATATTGTTTTTTAAAGTTGTTTGCTGCTTTATCTGCATTTAAAGTTGCTTCAGCAGGAGAACCCGGAATTACTTCCATTCCTATTACGTTTCCAGCATCATTAAATAGATTCTTATATCCGTCAGGTATCTTTCCTGTATAAGTATCACCCTCATATTTAGATTCAGAATAAGGTAGTTGAGTAGAAGGGTCTATAATAGGTTGCCATTTACCATTTACTTTTTCAAGCATCATTGTTCTATCCGGGTCTACAACACCTTTATAAGAATAACCTACTTTTTTTGTATCTGATGTTTTAGTTGTCCCTTTTGATTTTGAAGCTAGTTCATTCTGTTTGGCAGTAACTAAAGGCAATACTTGAGCTCTAAACTCAGAAGCTGCTTCTGGACTAATAACCATAATTTTATTAAAAGCCTCAGATACTGAATCAACACTACTTATGTCAACATCTTTCATAATATCCATTACTTGATTTTCTTCAGAAATAAAACCTTGGCTTTCCATTAAAGGGTCTATAACTCCTCTGCCAATTCCTTGTGCAGCACCTGCAAACATTTGACCTGCAGTAAGTGGAGTCGGTGTTTTTTGTCTTAATCCTGTTCCTGTAAATAATGCCATTGTATTATCTCCTATACATACGGATTGTTAAACCTATTAGCGTAGCTATAATTTGCTTGTGCTTCTAAATCTTCTCTTGAAGTGTCAGGTCTATATCCTAACATTTGAGTTCCTAATTGATAAGGAAATTGTGCTGTATCTAATCCTGCTTGTGTATAAGCGTTCATTAAACCAGTTCCCCCAACATTTGCAGCATTGTAAGCATTAGCTGCTAACCCTGTACTAATATTAGTATAGTCAGTAGTTGGATTCATAAGTCCAAGGTAATTAGTTGCAGCTTGATTAGAACGATTAATATAATTAGTAATGTCACTTTGAACACCTGCTCTTTC